CTTCTCGTTGTGACGTTCTGGGTATGCGTGTCTCCACGCGTCTTTACGCGCTTTTTCACACGCTCGGCACCAGCTTCTATACAGCTGCGCCCCAGTCTTACGGCTCTTGTTAGAAGCAGCAAGCGCTGTAAACACGCTGCATTTTGAGCAGTTACCGTCCACGCTTCGATACCTCTGCCTTCATAGAGCCGTCTTTGTTTCTAGCAAAAGACCTGTTGCCAGTTACAGACTCTACACGAAGGTTTTTTGGGTGGTTGGAGCCGCCTTTAGAAAGTGCTTTGGCGTGCCCCACGTCCTTGCCGTCACCTTTTGACACCACCCCTTTTTTCTCCATCTCAGAACGCGCAGCGTTGCGTTTAGCACGGTTGGCTATTTGCGCTGGCTGGCCTTGGTAGTTGGCGTACTCTTGCTTGTAGTTGCGTGGCATGATTATCTCCCGGTGAAGTTGTCTGACTATTTTCTCACACTGACACACCGCCGAGAACTGCCAGCGTAATTTTGCTCTGCGCCCGTGCTGATGTTCCCGTTAGGCTGTCGATGAACCTAGGGTGATTCAGGTTGACGATGAGACACTGCATCTGTCCCGGTGCATGCTTCGGGCAACCCTTAAACATCGTTACGCGGTCACGGCGGCGCAGCAGTGCGTTCTCATCTTGCAACTCGTTCTCTATACGATCCAGCCCATCGCGCTTAATCTTAAGCCATGAGCGCAGCTTCTCAGCATTGATAGCTACCTGACTACCGGGCATGATCGCAATCTTGTCGTCGTACACAATCTTGACACGGGCAACGGCTCTCTCCGGTGCTGGCAATGTGACTTGCTCTACACCTGAACCATAGCGTTCCCTGCACTCAATAAGCTGGTCGTTGTGCTCAGCCAAGAACAGGCCAATAATGTCGAACACATCGGTCTTGCTGTCGATGGCGGTCTGCCGTGCTTTCTTGACGTGGTCAACTAGGTACTGGATCGTGCCCTGCACATCGAATGGGAATAGGCCCAGCTTAGCGCCGATAGTGCCCATGCCCCACGCAGAAATAATAGCCGTGCGGTAAAAGCGCTCTTGCGGCTCGAAGACAAAGCCGAACGTCTTAACAAACGAACGCTCTGCCCACTCCCATGCCTTTTTCTGCCCGCCGTTGTCCAGCACAAACTGCACAAGCTCAGGGAAAGCCCAGCCATTGTTCTCTGCCATCAGGTCAAAGAACTCATAGCCATCGCTCTTGCCGTCAGGGCGTGTAGCGACAAACGTGCGGTCGTGCTGGGGTAGCTCTAGGCATCGTGCTTTGAGGGGCTCGTTGCCAGCTTGTGCGCTCTGGAACTTCTCCCATATAGAGATATTTGTCGTCAGTAGCGTCAAGCCGTCCCATGTCGCAGGGTCGCGCAGGTCGCGGTCTTTGGTCATGGATACCTTCTCCCGCCCCATGCTCAGCTGGTACGTAATATCGACCATCTCTTTATCGTCCGCTGCGGTCATCTCGTCAATGCAGCATGGCAAATTGTTCAGAACACCGCGCTGCTTGTACAGCGCATTCATCGTATCTTTCTGGCTCAGGAACAATTTCTTGGGTGAGCCAATTAGGCTGTTAGCAGAAATCAGGGATAGGGTTTTCCCTGTGGTGGTCTCTGTTGAGTAAATGGATACGACAAGGGTAGCGTTGCCAGCCACTGGCCCTAGGATGCCTGTAGTCGCCAGCAGCGTAGCAGCACGAATTGTTTCGGTGCCAGCGTTATTGAGCATCTCCATGCCACTTACCCAGCCCTCCCGAGTCCCATGCGGGGCGATCAGATCGGCAAAGGCTTTAGCTGGCCCACGCAAACGCGTGTCTGTTTCTCCGTGCGCTGAACCAAGCAACTTAGCGCCGCACATGAATGACCCATCTTTTTGCCAGCCGAAGCTAACGAAGTCCTGCCCTGTAGGCGATTGCTGCTGCACCATCGTCAAGTAATCCATTAAGTAACCCCTAATTTTTTCCTGTTGCGGAATGCTCTTCACAAATACCTGCCTGTTGAGCAGGAAGCCGCTGAAATCTTTGCCTATCGAAGCTAGCACTGCAATGTCGTGCTCTGTCTCTAGCCAGCCCGTCATCGGGTATTTCACCAGCAGCTTGAACGCCGCCTTGCCGCTTTCGTTGTCGTTGTACACGCCTGTTATGTGCATCTCGTACCGACTGACATGGTCAAACTCAACCACTTCCTGTGCTACTTCATTGCCATTGGCATCCGTAGTTGAGACCTCGGTCTTCACTTCACGATAAATCTGCCCGTTCTGGATGACGTAACTCGGTGGCAAAGCCAGCACAATATCGTCGCCTTTTTCGTTTTCTACTGCGGTCTCTGTGACCACAGATAACTGCGCTGGGCTCGTTATATTTCCTCGACTTGGGCAACCCTCGCAGCCCTTAGCACACAGCTGCTCAAACTTTGCACAGGTCGTAGGCCCCGTGCCGTTCCACCCGTTTACCTTGTCGAGATTTGCGTTTAGGTCAAAGTCTTTGTGCTTGCCAGCGAGCTTCACTATGGCATCCGCCACGTCTGTGCAATGCTTTGCTAAGCCTAGTGATGCACGCCACAGCGGCTCTTCTACGGGCCTACCAGCAGCATCAAGCACGCCACCAGAGGCGACCAACGACCCGATTTGATTACAGCGTGATGCTACTGCGTCTATGCGTACATCGTTCGAGTTGAGCACTGCGTCCAGTATGGACGACTTGCCAACCTTGCGAGGTGCTGTGGCTTTGACCGCACCTGTCGCTGCTTTGCCAAACCATGGCTTAAGGATTCCGAATAGCGATACTGCATCGTAGTCTGGGCAGTCCGCAACACACCGGACATCTTTCCATGGCTGTTGCTTTTTGTGGTGCGTACCGACTGGCCTAAGCACCATCGACGGATCATGAATTTTTGAGGTATCAATTTCTACTCCATGCTCTTCTAGAGCTACCCGCAATGCAGTTGACGCTTTGACCCAATGATCTCTGCTGATCGTTTGCACCAAGGGCCAGTACAAGTGAATGCCGTTGCCTGACGATACGACCATGGGTGATGGCATACCGATCTTCAGCAGCGCTGCTTGCATTACGCCCCAGCCCTCTTTCTGCGTAGCGTATGGTTTGTCCGCTCCAATGTCTAAATCAAGAGCGAGTGCCTTGAACCATGTAGCGTGTTCCTGTTTTCGATACCACTTCTGCTTGCCGTCATCCACATAGCTATGCCCTGCAAATGAGCCTACGCCGAAGTAGACAGTTGTGTTGGGCTCAGAGTCCCAGCGTGAAATTAAAAGTAACGCGTCGTCGATGCTAGCGAACGATCCTCTGTTCCAAAAGAAACCACGTTGGTTCTTGCCTGATTGGTCAGGCTTATGGGTGCAGATAACGAGTTCGTCTAGCTGGGCAAATACGCGAGTAAGAAAGTTTTTGGTGTCCAAGACATGCCCCTAGATGAAAAACCCCGGCATATGCCGGGGGTGTGCTTTAGAGAATTCTATTACTCGTCGAACAGGCTGTCCAGCTTTGCGGCCAGTTCATCCGACGCTTTTACTGGGACAACTGTGGGCTTAGACTTTGGTGTCGCAGCGACCACTGGGGTAGGTGCTTCTTCCTCATAGGCATCGTCCACTGCTGGCGCAGCAATCGCTGTTTTACCCACTGGAGCAGCCAATGCTGGGCCTGCGTCTTTGGGGGCTATTTGGCGAGTTGCTACTTTAACAGAGTCGCTTACGAGCAAAATGTCCACGCGGTTGATGGCTTTTTCTGGCACGTATCCCTTCTGCTTAAATGTGATCTTTGGATAGCTGGCAGCGTCGTCAAAGCCCAACTCGGTGACCACTTCCTCTGGGCCGATGTTGTAATTGCCCAAGTCTTTAAAGTACTCACGCAATGCTTTCATGCCGCTTACAGGCACAGTCAGGCTGTAGACCTTTGTTGGGTCAGCGGCTGCTACCACGGCAAGGTGGCGCTGGTCGGCGCACATCTTAGACTTCGCACCAGAGGGCAGAATCTTTGAGCCCAGCACATTGTTGGGGCAATCTGCGCATGAATTATGCACAGGAGCGTCGAGGGTTACGTCAGGCTTAAGCCCGTCATTAGACCAGCAGTCAGGGCGTACGTTCTCGGCGGAAGCGTCAAACGCCTTGCCATAG